GGCACATTCATCAACCAGAAAATAGACAAATTGCCGGTGTACATTATTTAAATTCAGGTGATTGGGTGGAAAGTTTAACTGCGATTGTAGTAGACTATGACAATAATATCAGCATCAAGGAGTTTCACAAATGAGCGATGAACCAATTTTTAATGAAAATTCACAGGACATTATTATAGGAACTCCAACTTCTCGTATTCGACATATTGAAATACGAAAGAGTGGCACCACCACCTGGTTCAATAGTGCTGAAGCACCCATTGTTATCATTAGCCAAGCGGGTACAATTACAAATCTCGGTAACACTACCACAGCAGGTATCGTTTCCGGCTCAGCGGGAGTATTCGTAGCTAACATGACCTCTGCCAGTGTCATTACCGGTCCTGTTGGATGTACAACCTTGACCGCAACAACTTCTGTACAGGCCCCATTAGGCATATTTGCATCATTGGCGGCGCCCTTTAAAATGTTTGATATTAGACACCCTGATCCGACAAAGGAAAATCAACGTTTACGACATGGCAGTTTAGAAGGTCCAGAATTAGCAGTATATATTCGGGGCAAAACAACCGATAACACTATTGTATTGCCTGATTATTGGCAACATTTAATAGATGTAACAACTACCACAGTTCATTTAACCGCAACGACACCTGAGCAAGAATTACATGTCATAGATGTTAATGAAAAAGAAGTTACGGTGGGCGGTAATCAAAATTCCTTATATCATTATCATATTGTTGCCGAAAGAAAAGATGTACCGAAATTAGAAATAGAGATAGATTCTCACCACGACTATGGGTTTTAAAAATGCATAAAGTTTTTTGTTGCCTTTCATGTGAGGCAGAATTTACAATAAAACATGACATGGACGACCATCATTATAAAATTGAGTTTTGTCCGTTCTGTCAAGAAACACTAGATGAAGAAGAAAGCTTTGAATTTGCTGATGAGGAGGAGTAATAAATAGTCTAGTCAACTAAGGAGACTAGATTATGTGGTTCTATGAAGATGTTGAATTTACTGAAATACCTGACGATGTTATAGGATTTGTGTATCGCATTACTAATATTAACACAGGGCGAGAATACATTGGAAAGAAACTATTCACCTCTGCGCGAAGAAAAGTTGTTAAAGGAAAACGAAAAAAATTACGAGTTGAATCCGATTGGCGAAGCTACTATGGAAGCAACAAAGAATTACTACACGATGTTACTGCCCATGGACAGGACACTTTCCGCCGTGAAATATTGCGTTTATGCCACACTAAAGGACAATGTAGTTATTTTGAAGCTAAATTGCAATTTGAATGTGGTGTCTTAGAACATCCCGAAAAGTTTTATAATACATGGATCATGTGTAGAATACACCAAAAACATTTAAAGCTATGATACTCATTACATTACTTTCAGCTCTATTCATTAGTTCAGTTGCCGCTTGGTTTTCTATTGCGGGATTGATTGCAATTTTCCCAGGCGCCTCTCTTGCAGTAGGAATCATGGGGGCAGCATTGGAACTAGGAAAACTCGTTGCTGCATCCTGGATTTATCGTTTTTGGAAAAAGACGAATATCTTAATGAGAAGTTATTTCATTGTAGCAGTTATGGTGTTGAGTTTCATCACCAGTATTGGTATCTTTGGATATCTTACCCGCGCATACACAGAAGGAACCCAAGGACTCGCTGCCAATACAGAACAACTGGTATTGCTTGATGAGCAGATACAGGTTGAACGTGATGATATTATTTCGTCACGCCTTGCGTTACAACAAATGGATGCCGCCGTGAACAATCTTGTAGGAAATGAAACACGGGTGGAACGAGCAGTACAAATTAGAAATAGCCAACGCCGTGAAAGACAAACATTGAACGCGGCAATAGCAGAAAGTAATGAGAAAATTGCTAAATTACAAAAAGAAAAATCTGTGTTGAATGTAGGTCAAAGACAATTAGAAACAGACGTTGGACCTATTAAATATGTGGCGCAGTTAGTATATGGAACTGATGATACCGCCACCATTGATAAAGCAGTTCGACTTCTGGTTCTACTTTTAATTTTTGTTTTTGATCCATTGGCAATTCTTTTAGTGATTGCTGCCAATCTCTCAATGAAAAATGATTCATCTATTGTTGTCCCGCCAGCCGCCTCGCCTGCCGCCCCACCAACAAAAATTTTCGTGGAATCTGTAAATAATAAAGAAAATATCACAAAAATGGACACTGACTGGAATCCTGGAAGTTGGTTTAAGATAGTAAATAGACCTAAGTGATTGAAAAATAAGCACTTACACAGCACTTGACAAACGGGCGAAAACCGTGTATATTTAAGTATACTCTAAAATTATGGAGGCTGTATGAGTCAGATTCTTGATAGTGTAGGACGGGAAGGTGTTCGCAATATGCTATTCGCTTCGGTGGTTGAAATCACGTTTACCAAGTCGGATGGTTCTTCGCGGGTCATGAAGTGTACGCTTAACGAGGAGTTTCTTCCAAAGATTGAAGCACAGGAAAACACAACGTCACGTGCGGTAAATCCTGAGGTGTGTCCTGTATGGGACATGGAAAATCAGGCCTGGCGTTCATTCCGCTGGGATTCTATCACTGGAATTAAAATTTAATTATGACTACTTTACACACGGTTCTTCCTCCTGCCTCTGATGCTAAGTTTATGGGTGATGAACCTACATGGCTTGGTGTTGATGTTGCTGAAGCTCAGTATAACAAGGAACTGCTTCTTGCACTAAACTGGCACAATTATTGTGCAGGCGATAAAGATTATGTGAAATATATCGACGCTTGGATCAAGGCATATCGTTCCAAGACGGCAAAGCAGGATATTGCCGTCTGGCATGAATTTGCTAAGTTGGACAAGACAGTATGTGTCCTGGCTCGTATTCAGATGCAAGGATTCCCGTTGTCTGAAAATCATCAGGCACAACTCGTTGAATATGTGACTACTGCGATTACGCCCGCGAAGCGGACGCGCAGTTCAAAGGCGCCTGTTGTCAATCGTCCCACCATTCAAGATAGAATTCGTCAGCAAGTATCTTCAATTCTATCAGATTTGGATGTGCGGGTGGATGACGCTTTCGATGGCAATCTTGCACCTGCCGAAGATATCGCCGGTGATATTCTATCTCAAGGATTCAAAGGACCTCAACTGAAATTAATTCAGGAGTATTTGAATAAAAATTTGATTGAATGGCACGAGGCATATGCTGGCACTGATGAAGAATTGACTCAAGGATATGCTTACGTGGGCAAACGTAACTTCAAAAAGATTATTGATGTATTCAATTCTGTTTTGGCTTCTCTGTCACAGCAATCTACGCGAATCAAGTCACAGCGTATCATCAAGCGCAAGCCTCTTGACAAGAAGAAGCTAGTAAGCAAGCTCCGATACATGAAGGAATATGAGGGCATCACGTCCAAGAATCCAGTTGACATCCTTGGTGCCAACGTGGTGTGGATGTATGATACCAAGAAGCGCCGGCTGGCATATTACGAGGCTGAGGTGAAGGATAGTTTGTTCGTTCGGGGAAATAAAATTGAAGGCTTCAAGGCGTCATGCGAGAAAATCTTACGGAAGCCTGACGAACAGCTCACAATGTTGATGGGGCTTCGCAAGAATCAGACTGTGAATTGGATGGATACCATTCGGGCTAAGTGTAAGGAACTAACGGGACGCATGAATGTAGATACTCTTATTCTGAGGATTGATTAATGCAAACACGGTTTGATTTGGAAGATATGTTGATGAAATGCTGGCATGTTACTGATGATATTGACCTTGTGGCTGATATGGTAGGAGACATGGATATCAAGGCCAAGGATAAGGATAAACTCATGAACGTTCTTATTGGGCTGAAGGAGTTGTATAACGCTCGCTATAATGCAATGTTCGTGGTGTTTGAAGATATGGTCAAGCACCAATATTTTGAAAAGCCAGCACCAGCACCAGCGCGGAAACGTACTCAAGAATTCTTCTCACATGATTAAGTTGACAGAGTTCATCCTTTGATCCTTGCTTCTGATTTTCATTACCATTTTGGGATACATAGTAACATCCCAGAATGCTGTGTTCAATTTTATCAGCAACAAGTGGATGCCGGCGTTGAAGATATTGGATCAACGTGTCGTCCTGAATTCATGGATCTTGACAAATACTCACATATTCGTTATGTGTTATGTAACGACTGTGCTGAACAAGTTCATGCAGGCAATCATAATGTAATACATACACTACATCTTTGCAAATGGGATCCGACTCCAGATTGTGAAAAATACAAAGAGGCAACATGATTATCACAGATTATAGTCAATTGGCAATTAGTACTCTGATGGCAGAGTTGAAGGGGCGC